GAAACGCCACGACTCCAGAAGCGCCGCACGGGATGCGCTGTATGATGAGGAAAAATGGCGGATGAGGACTTCATAGGGGATTTCGAGAGCCATGCCGATCTGCCGGAGAATGGATGAGATGAACGGGTCAAACTGCTGATTAGGCCTGCCGGGATTTGCCGTGCTGATCTTTTCGCCCGGCGCGAGGCCGACGATGGCGCCGTTGCCGAGCTTGTAATCTTCGTCATCCGATGNNCTGTTTCGGACGTGGGGTTGAATGCCGGAATGGGAAGGCCGCCGCCCGTGTCCGTCTCGACAAAGACGGTAAACATGCCCGATACGACCGCCGCCATGAGTTCCGCTTCCGTGTAGCGTTCGAGCTGTTTCAACGATTCGATGACGGGTGCGAGATAGGGGACGCCGCGGCTCTGCCCTGGGCGCAGGACGTTGTAAAGATGGATCACGTTGCGGAGCCCCGTCTTGGGATTGAAGGCGGGAACGACATTCCACTCGGTGAGGGTTCTCGCAACGACGGTGCCGGGATGCTGCTTCATGATGTGATAGTTTATCGGTGCGCCGTATCCGTCCCGTTCGACACCGCCGGACAACTGGCTCGTATTGGCCACATATCCTTTATTGTTTACCCGATCCCCTTCGACAAGCTGCACTTTCAGCAAATAGGGATTGATTCCCCGCCTGAACCGGGTCATAATGGCGAATCCGTCGCCATTTTCGAGAACCTGACGGAAGGCCAGAGACTGAAGGCCGTCGAACATCAGCGTCCGGGAACAGTCGCATTCCTGCGTCCCTGCCCATAGCGCCCATTCCCGTTCCACCATTGACTCCCAGCGTTCAGCCGCTTCATCTCTTATTTGCAGATAATCCCGGTCAATCCTCGCCTGGAGCTTGAGCCCCGTTCCGACCGTGTTGTTCACGACCAGGCCGACTGCGCCCGTCGCAATGGGAGCGTTGCGGATCAGGTCGCGGGATCTCTGCCTGAGCTTTTCCTGATCGAGAAGCACGTCGCCGTCGGCGTCCCGGTTTCCCGTGATCCAGGAACTGAGGGATCGTTTCGTCATGGACGCCCCGGCATAACCACCGGCCAGGGCCATGGCGATGCGGGCGTTCAGGCGACGCCTGCCCGCTACGGGATCGAGATAGGAGATGGCCCGGTCAATGAAATTCCCCTTGATGATGTCACCCACTGCCGCCTTGTTCGATCTGCTCCTCATACGGGTGTCGCTCCTCGAATGTAGGGACCGCTGCGAGCCGATGTTGCCGTCGCAGACAGTTGTCGGACTTTGGAATCCCAGTATTCTATGTTTTGTTGAATTTTTGCGGCGTCGGCGAGGGTAAAAGCGCGGCTGTCAACGGTGTAAGACTGGNNAGCCATAAAGCAAGCTGTGCTTCGGCCTGCGCCAGGGTGATTCCTGCCATGTTTGAGTCCTCCGCGGTTTTGGTTCAAAAGACAGTGATCGATATCGCGGGGAAAACATAACATGGGGTTTTTTGAAAAAATGCGTTTCGTTCGTTATTGGTGGGTCATTGGTGTCTTATTGGTGGGTCATTGGTGCCTTATTTTACTTGACAGGGTTTTTATGCCTCTATTTCATCCTCATCCGGGACCTGTTTCATGGACACTCGTGTATATGCCCTCATGAATTCTTCCAGATTATCCACATGGGCAACCCAGCGACGGTCCTCATAGCGCGCCGGAAGCCCTCTTTCCACATATTTCTTGAACAGATAATTCGATATATTCCCCAAATATTCCTTGATTTCCTCTTTGCTCGTCAGGATTTTACAGCTTTTAACAGCCATTTACACCCTCAATTATCAATGCCGGAGCTGATGATGCGGCGTTTAGACTTCGCCATTTTTGCGGGATCTCTCTGCCCTCTGAGATGCGCCGCGATCATCTTCAGGGACGGGAGCCATTCGCTGTCCGCGCACGATGCCGCGAGACATTCACAATCCAGTAGATGGTTGTTCCGGTGCTTCTGCTTCCAGTAGGTCTTGCCTCTCCGGTCCCTGGCCAGCTCTTCGGCAAGGATCTGATGGGCGTAGTCCATGCCCGTGTCTGCATGGAGAAAGAAGCGCTGCGATTCGCCTTCCTTGCGCTCCATGCGCCAGTGGAGGAGCCCTTTGAACTGCGATGTGTCGAGGAGGCGAAGTTCCAGGCCGCCGGGAATGGGCTTCGCGCTGCGGGGCAGGATGTCGATGCGGCTGACCTTGATGCGTTTCAACTGCGGATGCGTCGCCCCTTTGGTGCCGTAAACCCTGTTTGGCGGCTGGGCCCGCACCCATTGATAGATTTCCTCCGTCCGGGTCCATTCGCCCGTATCCGTTGCGCCTCCGCCTGTGTCGATGGCCGCGCGCCAGATCCCCATCATCTCATTGGAATCCTTGACCTGATAGCGGGTGTTGAAGATGAGGGCTTCGATATCCGCCCAGGAGTAGAGCGTCCCATACTGGATCAGCCAGGAGGTCAAATCCTCCGCCCAGGCGCGCACGACAAACCAGAAGCTGGATTTCTGGACATCGATCCCGGCGGTGAGGGCGACGGCTTCAGCGGGAACGATCCCCGCGGGGATGTCCGTCTTGTGTTCCAGGACGGTGCTTTCCTTTTTCGGGATGACCGTCTCTTTCCAGGCCTCCGCCTTGTGCTGGGTGACGAAAACCATGAGCTTTGTCGGATCATCCTGGCCTCGCAGGAAAGCGGCAACCACGGCGGACATGGAGATAAACGGCGAATACCAGGACGGCAGATGAAAGCCGACGGCGGAAGGCCGTTCGACGGGAACGCGAGCCGCCCATTTGCCCGCCTTGACGGCAATATCCCGCATGTAGTCATCCCAGGCCATGCCGCATTTGATGCAGTAATATCGCGCGAGCTTGCTGCGAAACACCTCGCGGGGATCGCGGCTCTTTCCCCAGGAGATACTGTCGAACACCATGATCTGATATTCGGCGCAGACGGGACACCGGGCGTGATAGTGCCGCACTTCGTCGGCGTCCTCCTCCATGGCCTTCGTGATATAATTGCCTTCGACGGTCGGCGTGGAAAGGAGAAGAATTTTCTTCGTGAAGGGGTATGCGTTTGTCCGGATCTCCGCGAGGGATAGCGGATCGGCCTCCTTGCCGGTGAACTCCGGGAACTTGTCCACCTCATCCATGAGCAAATACTGGACGGATTCTGACGCCAGCTCCGCCGCGGACGTCGCCCAGGCCATCATCAGATCCATGCCGTTGACAAACTGAACATGGAAGGCCGTCGTATCGTCGGCGCGGGGGCTCATCAAATCGCGGATGCGCGGCGATCCCCTGAACATGGGAATGATCCGCCGCCGGCTGATGCGCTTGGCAACCTTCTCGTCGGGCATGACATACATGGACGGTCCCGGCGCCTGGTCGATGAGGTAACACATGAAGTTGAAGGCGACCTGAGTCTTGCCGATCTGGGGCGCCCATTGCAAAAAGACCTTTCGCACCCAGGGAGCGTTCAGGGTATCCATGGGCTCCACACAATACGGCGTGATCTCGTTGCGCCACGGGCCCGTGATGGGGCCGTTCGTGATGATCCGGTGCCGCTCGGCCCACTGGGAGACCGTGAGCTTTTCCTTGCGCTTGAAGACCCGCCGCTCACCAGGGGTGAAAAAGAAGGTCTCCGGGGTATATGTTTCAGGAATTAGCATCGATCTCCGCGATGTCCCCCTCCGGCATCTTCAACGCCTCGATCAGTTCCCGTATTGTCGCGCCGGTCTCCGCCATCTGGATATCCAGAGACGCAAACGCCTCCTTTATTTTCTCCTGCATCTCCTCGATCATATCAAGATCAACTTCCGCTTTCCTTTTGATCCTCTCCATGATTACCCTCGCCTCCTTTCTGGTCTCTGCTACGTTGTCGTTGGACATTGGGTCCTCCTATGTTATTCCGGCTGCGGCCATGATTTTGGGTAAGGACATAACAGCTCTTTTGTGGCATGGCCGATTTCACATCCCTTGCAATCTTCATGATGCGATCCAGAATAATCCAGGCAATCTGATCGCAGTATAAGTCCCTCTTTAATGGGGCAATTTACCTTGTCAACTTCAGGATCGCCAAGCATCAAATCAATGGCTGTTGTATCATCCATAAGATTCATGCGCTGAAGGCCGACAAGCGCCCTTTTATTCTTTGACGCGATGCCAAAGGCGGACACAACGGCATTGATGAGTTTAATCTGGCCTTCAAATTCCCTCTGCGCAGACGCCACTTCATCCAACTTAAATCCCCCCTTCATAATTTTCTTCATTCTGCTATTGCTCTCCATGAACATCAACGTGATTTGATTCATTATCCTCCCTCCATTGTTTGAATTCTTTTAGTGTTCGTTTCATTCGTAACTGCATCCTTTTTAATTCAATTAGTTCCGGTGTGATGACATCATAACCTTCATATTTGAGACGATATTTCACATAGGAATCCGTGAGGTTATCTTTTGCTTTTTTTGCAGCTTTTCTCGCTATTTCATTAATATGTTTTCGTTTGATCTCATCTTTAGAGTTTTCATGATATTTTTTATTTTGATAATCTCTATGTTTATCTCCATATTTTTCTCTTCTGATTTTAGATTTTTTCTTATTGCATTGACTGCATATTGCAGAGATTTGATAGGAAGAATTAGCCGAATAATAATATTTGTCTCTCGTTAAAAATTCTTTACACGCATTACACCAAAACAACTCCTTATGTAGTCTGTGTTGACGATTAGCACGATTATCAAACCAATCGGGTCCTCTTTTCTTTTTCATTGTTCTCTTATATGTTTCTTTTTCTCTACATTTCGGACACCATCTGCTAATCAATTTTGCATTGTTCGTATACTTATATTTAGTTTCACATGATTCACATACACCCAAACGAATGGATAATTCCCCATCATCACGCATCCGACCTGTCTTATATCGACTATAATGAATACGACAATATCCATGTTTCTTTATATGAACATCATTTCTACATCCATCAATCTTGCAATAGCCGACAGGGATACTCTTTTTAATGGCACACTTTAATTTATCATCCCTTAGATCATCGTCTGCCAAACATTGATCAATCAGTATCGGACGGCGGCTTATAATGGATTGTTCCGAAATGATGCCATCTTTTATCCACCTATAAACCGTTGTCTTGCTTACCAGTTTATGTTCTACAAAATCGCTGATTTTCATTACTGCCTCTATTAATCACCATGGCTTCGCCTATTACACAATCCCGCTTCTGTTTATTTATATTTCCGCCACTCCTTCCTCTTGCGTTTCCATTAGATCATAATCGTCGTCGTCGTCATCATCCTCGATCCCTTCGTCATCATCGCTCATGGTTGTAGGCTGAGGCAACGGAACGGTGAATTCCTCGGTGGATGAATATCTATTCAACCAAGATTCCGCCTGATCAAGCATGTGCTCGATCAGATCCGGCGCTTTTGTCCCGTCACCAGAGACCAGGCTGATGATCCCCACTGCCTGCGCCCGGATGAAATTCTCGATGTCCGCCTTGAACACCGCCGCACGCCTGGCCAGCTCCCTCTCAAATTGGTCCTTCTCGACATACAGCCCCCGCGCGATGGCGGTCTTGATCTGCCAGTGCTCCGCCTGGGCCTTGAGTTTGTCCGCTTCGGCGCGTGACTTCTCTTGTTGGACGCTCTCATATTCGGCGGAAATGGTCATGCCCGTGTCGTGACGGCGGAGGAACGTCCGGGCGTATTTGTCAACATCCTTCTGGTAGAAGATGCCGTCCTCACGCGGCTTGATCTTGCCGTCGTTGCGGTGCTGATAGGCGATGGATTTCCCCACCTTCCAGCCATATGCCCGCAGATAATCCACCACGGCAAGGATGTTCGGGAAGGTCTGGGCGGTGGCGATCTGATCGGAGGCGTCTGTCATTTCTGAAATCCTAAGTTGGCGAATTTGAGCCGCCACAGGCGGACGTTCTCCCGGCTCATCTCCGTGATTCTGGCGATCTCTTTGTCGTGCGCGCCCAGGGCAAGGAGAAAGGCCAGGATGATGAGACCGCGAAAATCAAGCTGGCAGCCGGCAATGAATGTGCCCGTCAATGNNCGTTTGACCAAAACCGCCGCAATTTATTATCCGGGATGGCCGCGCCACACCCTGGACAATACGCGCCATGAGGATGCATCCGCTTCAAGACCCACATCCTGGCAAATTCGTAATCCAGGAAATTCGCATTGAATACCTCCAGGACTTCCTCTGGCAGGAACACCCCGCGCCGC